TGAACGTATAGCTGAAGCCGTCTGGTGTCACGTTCTCGGGCGTGAACAGGATCGACGGCTCTTCCCATTTGTCGACGCGCAGATGCACCATGCCGGTCGCGTCGTCGAAGATGGTCGCGCCGAAGGAACCAGCCACATACTGAAGCATGTCGAGGCCGGACTGCGCGTCCTTGATCGCCATGTTGAACGTGTAGCGCGGCTGCGTGCCGCCTTTACCGTTCGGGACCGGCGTGTCGCACCACTGCGCCGCATCGAAGAAGTCGAAGCGGTTGCAGGTCAACCACGGGTAATACTTCCTCAGCCCGTAGTTGAGATTCATGATCAGGTCGTAGAGAATCCACGCCGGGTTGTTCGTCCACGCCTGCTTGAACGACCCGTCCCAGACGCCTTGAGCGACGTGCATGTCCGGGTTGTAGTTCGTCGGGACCGAGACCTCCAGGCCGTCGATGTCGATTCCGATGTCGGGCACCGAGGAGAATTGGCTCGTCGCGAGCGCGACGATGTGCATGAGCGCAACGCGGTCATACGTCCGGTTGCCCTTCGTGACTTCCTGAAAACTCTCCCAGCTGATGTCGCAGTAGTCGGTGTTGCTCGAATCCGGGTTGTTCTTCATCACCCGGATGACCCATGTGTCATCGACGCGCGGAACATCCCAGCAGTAATCCACCACGTAACCGGCGGTTGTCTTGCCGGTGACCTTAATGGTGCCACCGTTGACTGCCGTCCAATTGGGGTTGGAGGATTGGCGGTACTGGATCTCAAACGATGCGGTGTTGTTGAACGTGCCGTTGTCGTTTGAGACATACAGCGTGCTGAACATGATCCGCGCTTGCAGCTGGTCAACGACCTTGCGCAGTGACTCATCGGTGGTACGCGACACCCATGTACCTTGAAACAGGCGCACGCCGACCGACGTGTTCGACGACTCCCCGCCGAGCTTGTAGTTGATCGCAGGATCCCCTGCGTGCCCGCGCATGATGCCGACGTTGAAATTGTCGAAGTTGACTGTGCCGTCCTGTGACATCAGAGGCGTGCCCCCGACGTTGATCGACTTCATCCCATCGACTGGTCCGCGGATCGGCCCCTCGCTCAACGCGAAGACGATCTCGACAACGTCGCGAGAGAAGAGGTTGTCGTCGGTGCGGGTCGGCTGCTTCTGCCCCCCACCCGCGCCTTGGAATAGCGGTCGTTCGGTCACTGCGTCTGTCATGGTCTGGTCTGTTAGGCGAGCAGGCACTGCCCGTCTTGGCCGTAGGAATAGCGCGTACCGTTCGTGTCGGTGCGTCCGCTGCAATAGCCCGCGAGGTTCATGTCAGAGTCGTCGAGCTTCTTGGCGTCGACGTTGAACGACAGGTAGTGGCCGAAGTGTCGAATCCGGCCGTAGAGTAGGGGGATCCGCGTGCCGATCTTCACGGTGTTCTGGTTCGACGGCACGTAGAGGGACTGCGATGAGCTGCTGGTGCTCGACTTTGGCGACGGTGCCAGCATCGCGATAAGCCCGCCGAGCATCATCATTGCGCCTGACATTGCGATGCTGAAACCCGCAGCGCCGCCGATGCCGGTCCAGCTCGTCAGCACACCGATGACGACACCGACCACCACCAGCACCGCGCCGATGATCATTTGCAGCACACCCCCGTTGCCGCCCGCGCCGGCGAGCGCCGGGTAGACGTGAAGCTCGGTTAGGTCCGTAGGTGCGAAAACGGCATCCCGACACTCGACCCCCTTGACCCGCACGGGCGTCGGGTTCTCGACATCGAAGCCGGGGAGCTGCTTCAGGATTGTGAGGGCTTCGGCCACGGTTTGCGCGTGGACCTTAATCGGCTCCGGGTGTCGCTCCGTCAGGGAGCCATGCAGATAGATCGTCTTCATCGAGCAGTATCACCGCCTTGTTGCGGACGTAGTAGCACCAGACCTCGGCCTCCGCGACGATGTAGTGAAACCAGTCGGGGTAGTTCTGGAACGCTCTATAGTCGTCGACCGACAGGTTCGGCCCGGTTGTGGGATGCGTGTGCCAAGTGGCAGACACGCGGCCCTCGTATTGTCCGATGGAGTCCAGACTGATTTCAAAGAATTTTTCGGGGTTCTCAGCAACGTTCGGGACTTCGACGACCGATCCGTCCGTGAGGACGAAGCCACACCGCTCAACCAGCGGGTTCCACATCGACAGCAGTAAGTCGTTCATATTTAGCTCTCATGTGCGGGGGGAGGTAGGTCAACAGGTCCACCTTCTCAATCAACGCCTGATTCGTTTCGGTGATGTCGGGATGACGGATAACGTCAAGTACGCGGCCTGTCCAACGGCTCGTCAGCGGGTCAGCTACAGACGGCCTGTTGAACAAGTGGTGGAGCATGTACCCGTTTCCGACGTAGACCCCGATGTGGTTCGCGTGGCCGCTCTTGTTCGCGAGACGCATCAGCAACAAGTCGCCGATTTCGAGTCGATTGAACGGAACGTTGACGATGAGGAACCCCTCGCGCTGGAAGTGGTCGGTCAGCAGTGGAAGACCGTTTTCCTCGAACATGAAGGGGCGTGCGTAGTTCGTCAGCTTCATGCCGTACTTGTCTTTCACCCATCGGCGAACGAGACCATAGCAATCGTCTCGGCCGACTACGTAGGGTGTCCCCTCGTAGCCGACTGTGTATTGTTCATAGAGAGACATGCGGGTACTCCGGGGGGTAGAACGCTCGACCGGGGAGCAGGAACTGTTGACCGTCGAGGGGCGAGCGCAATTCGAACACCGCCATCGACTTGTTGAGACTCAAGGGCTTCGAGATCCGCCACGTGTTCATTTGATAGATGCCCGTGTCCGTATCAACGTGCGGCCTCAAGACTCGATAGCGCGTGATCTGCGCGCCATCGAGCTTCCCTTGCGCGATGAACGCTGACCAGATGCCGTCAGGGTTTGCAAGCGTGAACTTCGGGCGCTTCCATTCACCAGTTGCGTTCGTCCCCTCTTGGGCCAAGCTCACGGGGATCGACTCGAAAGTCATCCCCTGCCATGTGACCTCTTGCTTCGCCGTGAGGCAGATGACCGTGCTGCCTGCGGTCTGGTTCAGAACGATCTTGAACAGGTCGACCTTAGCGTCGCCGTCGAGTTTGTAGGCATCGTCGATATGCGACTGCGGAATAGCATCAATCGTCATGGCATCTCCACAAACTCGACGCTGAAGCCTTCCGACCAGCCATCGCCGCCCTTGATGCCTTTCGGCATCTCAAGAGGCTTGCTGAAGCGCACGTTCAGTGTGCCGAGCCACGGGTGGGGGTATTGAAACGTCTTGTGCAGCCGGTACGTCTCGTAGAACTGCATCAGCGCGCCGAGGTTGTTCTTCACGTTCGACGTGTAGTCGACCGCGCCGGTTGACGTGAGGCCGCGCCACATCGTTTCCCAGCTCAAGACGAAGATGCGCTGGTCGGGCGCGGTCGGCGGTGTCGAGAAACGATACGAGTTCCCGAGCTGGAGGGAAGTACCCGGATCCGGGTACTTCTCCTCCACCATGTGGTTCGGAAAATTGAAGACCGTGGTGGTGGTGGCCATTTACATTTGTCCCATTGCTACTTGTTTGATCAGCTGCTTCGTCGTGCCGCCGCGCATCACGTCGTCAGAGATCGTGGCCAGGATGTCGCGCGGACCCATCTGCGGCTTCTGGTCCGGTGCGACGACGTAGACGTTCACGTGGTCGGGCTGCCTTTCACGCTTCGCGGCAGGGGCCGGCGTGCTCTTCGACATCACGCGGTTGCCCTGTGCGTTGAGGCCATTCAGGAAGTCCTCGCCGACCGAGTCGACCGCGTCCTGATTCATGACCACTTCGCCGGGTTTCAGGAGGGCGGTGACCGAGTCGCGCGTGCCGATCGGGCCTTGCACCGTGCCACCTTGGGCGAAGCGGGCGATCGAGCCGCCGCGCGTCATAGTGCCGCCTGCGCTGACGACGCCGCCTTGGATCGCCCCCGGTGTGGGGGGCATCTGGAAGTTGTAGGCGTTCACCCCCGAGGTCGTCCCCGGAGCCTGTCCGCCGCCGCCCCCGAAGGCGCTGATGATCGTCTTCACGACGGCCAGCGCTGCTTGCTGTTCGAGGATCTGCAACATCGCCTGCAAGAACGAGCGGGCGAAGTCCTTGATCGCGTCACCAGCGCTCTTCGAGCGCGTCACGATGTCGTTGAAGAACGTGGCGAACGAGTTGGTCGCGGTGCCGAGCAGCGAGTTGTAGCCGTCGATGGCACTGGCCATCGCGTCGTGCGTCTCAAGGAAGTTCTGGTTGGCCGCGTTGATGCCTTCCATCAAGCCCATCGGCTCAGCCTTCTTCGCGCTGATCTTCTCTTCCGTCTCAGCGATGGCCTGCGCGTTCTTCTTGCGCCGCGTGTCCGACGCTTCGAGCAGCGAGTTGGCCTTAATCTGCTCGTCCTTCAGCTGCTTGATCTCTTCGTTCGCGCGCTTCTCGTCGTTCGAGTCCTTCGGGAACCCCTTGGAAGCGTCCTGCACCTTCGACAGCTGCGCAGTGATGCGGTTGAGTTCATCTTGCGCCTTCTGCCGCTCCTCCTCGATCCGCATCGCCTGTGCGTTTTGCGCGGCCAGTGTTTGCTGATCAGCGATGTCGGAGTCCGCGGCGGTCTTGCGCGCGAACGACGCGCGCTGCACTTGGCTAAAGCGAGCAGCGTAGCGCGGGTCCGACATGTACGAGGATTGAGCCGAGTCGTTGCGCAGCTGCTGGCCGGCTTGGCGCGTGTCCACAGCGAACGACGCGTCGTCGTCTCGGGTCTGGTTCTTGTAGTGCGTGTCGAACTGGCGGAACTTCGTGTCCTC